AAGCGCGAGACGGGGATCGAACCCGCAAAGCATTTTTAATGGAAACGCCGAAAATACAGGAAATGCTGATAAACACTGGAGTTGCAATAACGTTCGAAATGTACTATACGCGATAAAAATACACTATTTACATAGGTTTTGCAACGCAATGCACCATGAATGCAACATGAAATGCAACATGAAATGCAACATGAAATGCAACATGGATGATTATGTAGCAATTCGGTGTTCTTCAATAAATTTCATAAACTCTTTCTGACTTTTCTTGCCATCTTCTTTGCCAAAAAGGATAAGCCAGGCTCTGTATTTTTCCCACGGCATATTTTCCGAGATAGGATTTGCAATATTATCAAAATATCCATCAATTTTATTATCAACCGCAGTACGGATTTCGGAGAAGGTCTGGGTGTATACTTTTTTCATGATCTTGTCAGACTTCCAGCCTCCGCGCTCCTGAGCATACTTGTCCGGGATACGCAGAGCTGCCATAACGGATGCGTTCAGGTGACGCAGATCATGAAAGGTCATATGCTTAAATCGGTGCTCGTCTTGGAACTTGATCCACTTGTGATAGATCTGGGCTTCGGTCAGGGTAACAAGTCTGTCTCCTGGAACCTTATCAATCAGAGATTTGATATAGGGCGGAATCCTGTGAGTACGGTTACGGTATTTATTTTTTGCAATTTCTTTGCGGTGATCTTTACCGCCCACAACAACCACAACCTCTGCAATGCGGATGTGATCCCCGGAGATTGATTTTGATTTTGTCAGTCCTCGGATCTCCGACATCGAGAAACTGAGCCAGGCAGCCAGCAGGACCGCTAGCTCCAACTCGTTGCCTTTGATCGCTGGCAGAAGCGCCTCCGCCGGTATCAAATCCGGCACACGATCAGGGACTTCGGGCAGTTCGATGTTGCGCAGGACATCATCCAGAGAGCTTGTATACTTACGGATTACGGATGCAATAAGGCTCCATTCGTTCTGAAGACGCTTTGGGGAAAGCGTCGCACCTTTTTTTCGGTTGCAAGGACGCTTGGATTCCATATTGACCGATTCCTGCAGGAGTTCCTTGTCCATATCTTTGACACAAATCTGCATCAGATCCTGAAAACCATTCCGCTGGATACACCTATAATCCTGGATAGTAGTAAGAGATCTGTTCAGGGCCAGCCGGGACTCAATGTATTTGTCAATCAACGCTGTGAGAGGGAGAAGAGTATAATCTACTTTCTTTTGCTTCGGCTGCTTTGCCAGTTCTTCTTCCTTCTGTAGAATAAATTGCGCTGCTGCAAGTTCTACCGCTTTTTTGGTGGGTCCGGTAATGGTTTTATATTTTCTTGTCGTCTTCTGTTCGCCATTCGGCAGCAGAACAGGAGTGCCGTCAGCATTATAGACCGGCTCTGAGTGACTGTATGGCTTAATACACCATGTTCCACTCGGCAGCTTATAGGGTGTTGCCATAGTATCATCCTCCTAAAAAATGGGCATAAAAATGCCCGGTGGGTTGAAATTTCACCGGGAAAATGATAAAATGCACTTGTTCAAGGTGATTTATCGGTTTACCCGGTAATCGGATCAGCTCTGGTGTTGGAAGCACTGGGGCTGATTTTTTTATTGAAAGTTGCACTGGTGCAATTTTTTAAAATGAAGATCACAAATATTATAAGCCGTATATTGTAGCACCAAAAATTTTACCACAAACAGGGCAAGAACGTTGATATAGTATATCAGGTAACTTTGGATAATTTTTATTTTTCCCATAAAGAGAAAACACCTGTTGATTATATTGTTTACAGGCAGTACAATTTCGATTTGCAGAAATAAGCACAGTATCAATATTCCACTCATTAATTTTAGGAATAATGCGTTTCAACGAGACGTTTTCGATATCCGAGGGTAACATAGTCGAAGAACGGATACTGTTAAAGATTTTAGTGAATCCCATATAAATTTCCCCTTTCATATATGAATTATATTAGCTCCAACACAGAAACCGGGTCGAAGTAGATCACGTAGTTATCGTATTGCACGCAGATACCGTACTTGCTCCGATAGCATTGCAGGGCCTCATGCAGAAACTCCTCTGTGACACCCAGGTAATCAGCCATCTCATAAGAGGTAGTATAGTGTGCCTTATGGCAGGAGATGATGCCGTGTAGTCCGATCAGTTTGTTGTAACTCCAGAGACGCGCCCGGAGCTCCTGCTTGCGGTTGGCATCGGAGGACTGATCGATAATGTCTCCGACGGTAGTGTGGTAATGACCAAGTTCTTCGGCAAGCACGCAGGCTCTCTTTGTAGATTGCCGCACGGTCCGGTTAATACCGATCACATCATTACGAATCAGACCGTCTGCCAGGGATTGGAACGGAGCATCTTCTATTACATATACATTTTCATCGGCAGCTTCCTGCAGTAAGTTCTCATAGGTCAATTCGCATCATCCTTTTTTTTAGGTCTTTTCAGAAGGTTCATATCAGTCTGCATCTTTTCTGTCTCATCAGGATCATCGGCATGATCATTGCGAGCAGCAGCCAAGAGGGTATCGTATGGAATCGCCATTGGAATAGCAACAGCTTTATGGTTAGCGGAATATTGCAAAATCTGAGATAATTCTGATATTCGTTTTAACGCCTCTGCTTTTCCCTCCGGATTTAAAATATTGTAGAATTCACATATTCTTTCAAACGTTTCATCGATGGATATGTCGGTATCTGGATCATCCCACCCCATAAGTTCTTGCGGAGTAATTTTTAATGCCTTTGCAAACTCACGGATTTTTGACTCTGCCAGATCGACTTCACCCTTTTCGATTTTGGCGATGGAAGATCTATCCTTATACCCAGTTAGTTCTGCGAGACGATCCTGAGACATCTTTAACTCCAAACGTCGAGCTTTAATATTCTTATATAGAGCAAGCATGGCTGCACTCCTTCCTTAAGTTGTTGTAAGCCTATAATAGCACTTTGTGTAAAATAATTCAACAAAATTATTAAAAACTGTTGACACAAATTCACACTGGTGATATAGTGAATTTAGTTCACGAAAAGGAGATGATTAAAAAGTGGCAAATGTGGAACTGCTTAAAAAGAAAATAAGTGATTCTGGGATGACTGTGTCTGCGATAGCTGATAAATCCGGCATTTTGAGAGAGACATTGTATAACAGGATGAAATCCGGCAATTTTTATGCTTCAGAAATTGTGGCATTAACCAATGTGCTTCGTCTTACCAGAAAAGAAAGAGATGATATTTTTTTGCCTTAATATGTGAATATAATTCACTATACGGATAGGGAAGGAGGCAGCAGGGGTGAAGGACCCACATAAGCTTAAAATCGTGGCTTCTGATAAATCATCATTCGAGATCTGGTTGGATGATAAACAGATCCACCATGTAAAAGAATATGAACTGAAGAAAGTGGAAAAAGGAAATCTGGTGGAATTAACTCTGAAATTGTTGGTCAAATATCCTAACCAAGAAAGTAATCAGTAGCAGCACGCTTTGCAAGTTCCATAAGAATAGAGAGTGAAGCATCAGTGGCTTTTGATTTTACTTTATTCCATAAGGACTTAGCCCGGATATTAGCCAGAAATTCATGTCCAAGAGGTGTGAGATCACCAATTAAAACTGTAGCACCTCCGTCGTAGTAATGGACATTTTCAATGAGACCGGATACACTGGCCTGTTTTATGTGATAAACAATTTCTTCATGGGAAAACTCAGCAAGATATTCTGACTCAAAAGTATCTCGATCATACTCCCACGGAGTATCAAAATTACATTTTTCTTCTACGGTCAGAAGGATTCCGCGAATACAGTCGGGGTTAAGTTTCATAGCGTATCTCCTTAAAGTGTGACAAGTTATTGAAATTATTATAGGAGAAAACAAAACGTAATACAACAGAATATTCAGGAAGGAGACAGCAGAAATGGAGAGAATCGACAGATTATATGCTCTGCTGGAGCGTGATGACATTGACGAGGACACCAAGGCGGCGCTGCGGTGGGCAATATTCGAACTGGAGAGGAAGTGAAAAGGATGCCGAAATCCAATTTCTTGAAAACAGAATCTGTGAGAATGAAATATGAAGCCAGGGCGCAGGCAGGCATCAGACGGTACATGTCACTGCGCCGGATCACGGACGATAAGATCGCGGCAAAGCAGAATGTGCAGGCAAGGACGATTCAAAACCGCATAAAGGATCCCGGATCTATGCAGTTAAGAGACCTGTGGGATCTGGCGGAGATCTTAGATGCTCCGGTGGGAGAACTGGCCGGCGGAGATCTGCCGGAGGAAATGATGGCAAAGTTGATGCAAATGAAATTTGACTAAAGATTTTGTGCCGTGCCCTGTACGTGGTGTATTCCCAACACCACACTCCCCTTTTACACTTTTAGCGTGTGTGTCCAGGCTTCCACACCTGGGCACCACGTAGAGGGCATGGACAAACATAGATCACGCTTTGCGCGTGGTGTCTTATGACAGCACCACGTCCCCCGTAGACATGTCGCTCCTGCTATGGCGACATGGAACCTCTTTCGGTGTCCGGTAGATCAGCGCCGGGCACCACGCGGAGAGCGTGATCGGAAAGGGATAAACATGGAAATGATTAAGTATTGTGCCAAGGAAGTTGTGAAAAACAAAGACGGTCACAAATACTGGGAAGCCAGCAATTCGCAACTGGCCGGGTATGTCTATGATGAAGTGAAGCAGTCAGTGCCGGAGGCGAAATATTATAACTTTGAAGGTTTACAGATCATTACAACGAATGACAAGCAGGAGCAGTCATTGCTGAGCACGCTGGAAGTAATGGAGGACCTTTGTAATGAAAGGATAATCCAGATACATAGACTGAGAGATCAGATATACGGAGGGGCTACGGATGTATAAAAATATTGCGATATCACTCCTCGGAGCGTGGGTTTTGAGGGATGTTTTTGGGACAACAGAAGTAAGAGAGCAGATCGCCATAGTCATGGGTTTGGCGGCTATGCTTTTTATTTTTTTGCTTTTTTGCGAGGATCAGCTGGAAAAATTGCAGAAAAAGCAGAAAAGGATCCGGGAACTGGAACGGAAACTGGAAGAATTGAAGGGAGGGAAAACGGATGAAAACAGAACAGTACTACATGGACAAGCTGTTGAAGATGGGGGACGAATTTACGAAAGCGGTGATCCGGAAGGACTGGTTTCAGGCGAAGTATCTGTATGACAAGGCAAGCACCGTTGCAGTGTTTCTGGAAGCACCGCAGGAAGTCAGAGAAAAGCTGTTTGGGCGATACAACGAGGAACGAGACGAGAAGGAGCAGGGTGCCTTTGATGACCGCTCCATAGCAAAGGTTATGAGGGAATGCCTGATCAAGAACAACCTGGGTTTTGAGTGCATGGTCTACCGGATCCCGGGCGAGGCAGGCTACTTCGGAGCCAGACCTGCGGAAGATGGTTATTACATGCCAGCCAATCAGAACCCGGCATATTTCGCACAATAAAAAAGCCGGCATTTGGCGATGCCGGCCAGCTCACAGAGCTACTTATATAGACAAGATAAGTATACCTCTGTAAGCCGGAAAAGTCAAGCAAAATGGGGCTTTTTGAAAGCCCCTGCGCACTTGATAAAGATATTAAAGTTAGGATACAGAGGCAATGGTAAAGCGAAAGAAAATGAGGTTAAGACATGGGGATGTCCTGGACGTGGGAGAGTACCATGATGGCAATTATGGATCCCCAGGGAAGAGCAGACAGAAGAAGGAGAAGCCGACCAAGGAACAGGTGCGGCTGATAAATCAGAGGAACAAGGTCAGAAGATGTAGATGGAGACTGATCCAGTACTTTGATCAGGGAGATCTGTTTATCACATGGACCTATGAGGTCGGGAACCGTCCACCAGATATGGCAGGAGCACTGAAGGACTTCCGGGCGGCAATCATCAAGATCCGGAAGATCTACCGGGCAAGGGGTATCCCACTCTACTGGATCAGGAACATAGAAAAGGGAACCAAGGGAGCCTGGCATATCCACCTTGTGATCAAGCAGACACCGGAGGGTAATGCGGCTGCTATCGTGACCAAGGCATGGACAAAGGGCGGCACCTACGTGGCAGAGATCCGCAACAGCAAGTTTACCGGAGATGACATGGAGCAGCTGGCAGGGTATCTGACCAAGGACGAGCACACTGCAGAGCAACGGGCGGACGGTACACCAGGTAAACCAAGGATTGCAGAGTCTGCCTACAATACCAGTCGCAATATGCCGCTTCCAGAGCCTAAGACGGACAAGCTGGTCCGCTGGAAGCCGGAGGTGAAGCCACCCAAGGGATATTACATAGCCAGGATGCATGAGGGCATCAATTCGGTCACGGGATTTTTATACAGGAGTTACACACTGATCAGGTTAAAAACACAGGAGCGGAAGAAACCGCCGAACAGGGTAAGGAGGTGTTGATTTTGGAAAATGAATTGAAAGTAGTGGATATCTTTATAGGCACGACTCTCCGGGGATCTGCAAAGGGATCCGGACGGGTAATGTATATCATGAGGACCAAGCGCAAGAACGGCAGCGACTATGAAGCTGCTCCGCAGATCGCAGAGTATGACGATACCACGGAGAGCGCATCCGTCCTTTATGCTATCCGGGATGCACTGCAGCGTCTCAACTATGCCTGCACTGTGGTGATCCACACCGAGTGCAGCAATGTGGCAGCAGCCATACAGCAGCACTGGCCGCAGCACTGGCAACGGAACAATTGGAAGAGTGCCAAAGGAAACCCCGTAAAAAATGCAATCTTGTGGGAAATGCTCCTGCAGGAGGTTGAGGACGGTGGTCACATTCTGCTGGCGGAAAGCGAAAAACACGAATATGCAGAGTGGATGCGCTTTAATCTGCCGCTGAAACGGGCATTAAAAGACATTTTCACAGAAGTGCCAAAAAACTGACAGTATGAGTAGAGTACTCATGTTAGAGACGATTTTGTTGACGTCAACAAAACATAAAAAATATAACAATTTGACAGAAAAGTGAACCGTACACAATGCTTGTACGGTTGAACTACCGAGAAAAATTCGGAAGTTGCACCGGTGCAACCGGGGAAAGGAGACCAGATGGAGAAGAAATTTGGAATATTTAATACCGTAGAGGAGTTGAACAGGGCAGCAGCCGCCCAAAAGGCAGAGGGAGACCTGGAAGCGCTGATCGGACTGGCCACAGAGAACGGACTGGAGAAAGAGGATGCCGAGGACTACATGGACAGCGACGATGCAGAGGATACTCTGTGCAATGAGACAATGGCAGCAATCGGTAAGCTGAAACTGGAAGCAGAGGACCTGAAGCTGGAGAGCCAGATGAAGGACTGGAAAGATTTTGTGGTCCAGATGCTGATGGAATATCCGACACAGCACATGGAAGAGGACGGTGCAGCTTTGGCCAACGCCGTATTTAATCCGGATAAAAAACTTTTGAATGTGCTGGCAGCAGGACTGAAAATGGCATCAAAGAACCGGGTAACCATAGATAGAAGGATCACAAAGGAAGCAGGATTGCCGGAGAGTGCTGGACAGATCGGAATGTGTGGCAGAGATGAACTGAAAAAGATCATCTTGGATTATTACATGGGAGATAAAAAATGATCGTATACAAGGCAACAAACAATGACATGACCTGCACGATGGGACAGGGAACATTCCAGTATGAGTTGGGTGTACCGGCTACGGCAGAAAAATCAAAGTGCGGCGATACCGGTCTCCATGCCTGCGAGTATGTACTTGACTGTACCGGCTACTACTCTCTGGGACGCGGAAGCAGGTTTTTCAAAGCAGCCGCAGTAGGAGATATTGCAGAGGACGGAACGAATACGCGTATCGCATGCACCAGACTGACACTGAAGAAAGAACTGGATAACCGCGACATAGCCAGGGAAGCCATGCTGTACATGCTGCATCATCCACAGAGAAATGGGTGGCAGAAAAGCGGAAATATGCTGTGTGTCGCAGAACAGACAGCCGACATTAAAATACCGGATGGAATCGCAATAGCCAGAGGCAGTAGTCCAAGAGTAAGCGGATGCATCGGAGCCCACCTGGGACTGATCGCAGAACAGAACGGAAAGATTGTCGCGGCAAAACTGTTTGATGTGGACGGAAAGAACATCCTGCCGGGCATCTGGTATACACTGGACACCCTGGCAGAAGCGGAGGAGAGGAGGCAGCAGGCATGAAGTGGAGAGAGATACTGAAAGCACCGTTGATACCACGGACAAAAAGAAGGAAGAAAGAAAACCAGATCACTTTTCAGGCGACGGACCAGTACCTGATCATGGACATCTGGAAAAATAAAGTAAATATCTGCCGGCACGCCGTAGACCGGAAAACATGGGAATACGGCACCTATTACGTCGGAACAGGCAAAAAAGAGCAGACCAATCTGACAAGTTGCACGGAAGGATTTGGAGGATGCTACTGGGGATCGGAACCGTGTGAGGGAGATTGGCTGGAAGAAAAACATGCAAAAGAACTGGAGAAGTTTGTCCCGATGCATGATTACAGTTGGATCAGCGATCCCTTGCGGAGGATATGTCGGATGGAAAAAGACTACAGTGCGGATAAGAGGGAACGTGCCAGAGACCGGAAAGAACAGAGAATCAGAGATCTCATGAATAAGTGTCCGAAGCCGGGACGCAGGGTATATGACTGGATCACTGAGAGACTGGTAGGAGATCTCCAGTATGCCTTTTATAACAAGCAGGACAAGACCTGCCATTGTACCGCATGCAACGGGGATTTTAAAGAAGAGGCAGCAGGCGCCCAGGTAAAACATCGTAAACAGATCAAATGTCCTCTCTGTGGCCATGACCTGACGGTGGAAAAAACAAGGGGAAGAATCCAAACAATCGGATGGCTGACGATGATCCACGACGTGGACGAGAAGCAGGGAGTAGAGAGACATTTTAGGGTAACGGTGGACTGGCACAGAACAGGAAAGAGAGATACAGAGCTGGATGAACAGATCCGCCTGATGATGCTCCGCGGAGCAAAGGATTTTATGAAAATCTATTACTACTGTGATGTGTACTGGTGCGGATGGCACGACCACAATCCGCAAAACAGACGCTGGCATACATCCTACCTGTATCCAGATACGGAAGGAATCAAAGCCGGATTGAAGGATACTGCATACGAAGCCTGGTCAGATGTCATGCCGATGCTGGCACAGATGGGGATTAAGGCATTTTATAACGGATTGCTGGTGGAAAGCAATGAACAATTTACCGGTATCGCGGAGTATATGGCAAAGGGACGCTTTTACCGTCTGCTGGATGAACTGTCACAGTGTATTACATACTGGAATGGGTATTCGGGGAGAACAATTGAAGTAAACGGTAAGTGCATGGAAGATATCTTACTGATAGATGACAAGCAGCTGATCAACCGCCTGCGGCAGGAAAACGGCGGAATGCAGATGCTGCGTTGGATGCAGTGGTCAGAACTGGAAGAAAGAAAACTGTCGGCAGAATTTATCGCATGGACAGAAAAAAACAGAATTGATCCGGAGGACTATGATAAATCTATCGCCGGAGAATACATGTCACCGGAACAGCTGATGAATTACCTGAACCGGCAGAAGAAGGAATCGTATCCGGGAATGAAGATCAAGGATGTATGGAATCAGTACGAGGATTATCTGTCCATGTCACGAACGCTGGGAAAACACATGGATGATGCACTGGTACACCGCCCCAGGGAATTGAAGCGCCGGCACGATGAAGTGAATGCGGAAGTGGAACTGCACAGGGAAGAATTTGAAAGAAAAAGAAATGCGGAAATGGCAAGGAAGCAGGCGGAGGAGATGAGGAACAAGTATCCGGGATATGAGGATATCCTCTCCGAGATCAGCGAGAAGTTTGAGTATCAGAATGACACCTATTGTATTGTGGTTCCCAGGGACTTTATGGAGATTACGGCAGAGGGCATGGCACTGCATCACTGCGTCGGTAACACGGAGAGATATTTTGACCGGATTGTCAGCAGAGAGACCTATATCTGCTTCCTGCGGCAGCAGTCGTCCCCGGATAAGCCTTTTTACACGATAGAGGTGGAGCCGGGCGGTACCATCCGCCAGCACCGGGGAGCCTACGACGAGGAGCCGGGCATAGAAGAGATCAAGCCGTTCCTGAGGGAGTGGCAGAAGGTGATCCGCAAGCGCATGAGCAGGCAGGATCATGAATATGCCGCACAGAGTGAGATCCTGCGGCAGAAGAACATAGAAGAACTGAAGGCAAAGAATAATACTGTGGTCCTGAAAGGACTGGCAGAAGATCTGATGGAGGTAATCTGATGGAATTAATGGAATACACAAAAACTTATCAGGAATATAAACAGGAACTGGATGCAGTTCTCACCCGGACAGCAGAGGATTTTGTACAGATCGGCTATCTGCTCAAGGTAGCCAGAGACACAAATATATTGGCAGAGAGCGGATATGCAACCGTGACAGACTTTGCCAAGGCAGAATATGGCATAGATAAGACACAGGTAAGCCGCTTTATCAGTATCAATGACAGATTTTCTGAGGATGGCTACTCTGATCATCTGCTCACGAGCTACAAGGGATTTGGATACGCAAAACTTACCTTGATGTTGCAGATCCCCGACGAGATCAACGAGGTACTTCCGCCTACGTTGTCCAAGGCAGAGATTCAGGACATAAAGGACGAGGTGGATGCTGAGAGCAAGGTCACGGATATTGAGGTGGAGATCGAGAAGGCAGAGGCAGCAGCCGTAACGGACTGGTCTATACTTCCGCCAGAGGGATCGCCCCTAAAGAGGAACCTATGGCAGTTGGGGAAAGAACAGGAAAATCTCTTCCGGAAGTTGTGGGAAATATGCAATAAGGGTCAGTATCCGCGTAGCGCATCAATTATGGATGCACTGATACCGCAAGGGGATGCGGTGTACACCGTCCGGATCCCGGGAGAGCGCAGGACACAGATCATTATAAATTCTGACGGTGCCACGGTAATCAACCTGAAGACGCTGGAGCGGAGCAAGTACATACCACAGGATATCTGCTATGAAGTAGAAGAATTGCTTAATGGAGGCAGCAGTCCTGAGGAGCAGTACAAGATGCTATATTGCGAGAACATGACTCCGGAAGAACCGGAAGTTGCACCGGTGCAACCGGATGAGACTCCGAAAGAAAAGAAACCGGAAAAGCGTAAGGAATCCCGTGTGACCAAAGCAAACACCGAAAAGAAAAAGCCCAAGGAACCGGAAAAGAAGCCGGAGCAGATGACCATCCCGGGAGCCGCACCGGATCCGGCACCGGAAGAGCCGCAAACACAGGTAAATGACTCGTCTTCCGGGAAAGTTGACCAGGATAATCAGAATGCCGACACCATGGGATCGCAAGAACAGGTACCTGGGCAGACCGATATCGAAAATGACTTTCCGCAATACTGCCCGGATACCGAGGATCAGCGGTCAGCTTATCTGCAGTCCTTACGTGGAGCTGTGGAGAATCTGGTACGATACGCAGAGATGGATCTGATCGCCGCCGCCAGACAGCAGTTGGCTGATATCTCCGGATACTTAGACCGGCTGGAAGAACTCAGCAAAGGAGGCGGACCGGATGGCGAAAATGTCGAAACAGGCGAGAGCGAGGGAGTTTAATGCCGCCTCCCGGCAGATCATTAAGGAGCGGGATCTGTATCAGTGTATCTTTTGCCGCATGGGATATCACATGGAAGATGTCACCTGGTACGGACAGCAGCTGCAGAGCATCATGCACTACATCCCGAGATCACGCGGCGGACTCGGGATCCCACAGAATGGTGCATTGGGCTGCCAGAGTCACCATGAGATGCTGGATAACGGAAACAAGGGCAGACGGGAGGAGATGCTGCAACTCTTCCGAGCGTATTTGCAGGACCATTATCCGGACTGGAGCGAGGATGCCCTGACCTATAACAAGTGGGGATGATGTATATACAAATTTGTATATACACGAAAGGAGCGCAGAGATGAAAAGCAGAACAATAAGCAAGATCATCCGGATGACGCCGGAGGAAAAGCGGCGACTGGAATACTGCGCCGAAAAAATGGCAAAGACCGAGACGGAGATCCTGATTGCAGGAGTGAATAATTACTATGCTGCCGTACAGAAAGCACTGGCAGCCCAGAAAAATCAATAAGCCTTTTGGATAAAGTGAATCACAATAGACACTGTAAACGAAGCCACGGGGCGGCCGCTGATACCAAGAGGCAGCAGCCGTCCAGGAAGGAGACAACAATGCAGGAGTATAAGGACTGGGACGGCAATCTTCTGCCGGATCCTGCGCCGCGAATCCATAATATACATATAGGCGACATAATTAAGACAAAGCACAAGTCCATCGAGGAGCCGCTGGAGACCCGCGGACGGGGACAACACCGATTTATCAGTGAGACCAGGGAATATGAGGTGATAGCGGTTTATCCGCGCACGATCAAGACACGAGACCGCAAGACTGGATTTACAAGGTGCTTTTCTTACGGCGACTTATTAACAATGGGAATAGAGCATCAGGGAGCAGAAGTGGAAGACATGAGAGCTACATACGGACAGGACCAGAAGAGAGAAAATCTCACTAAAAAACTTAGCTTATTCAATCCAGATTACAACCCTGACAATTATAAGAAAGGCAAAAAGAAAAATGAAAACAATAGAAAAGAAAATCCTGCCACAGTACTTTCAGGCAGTCCGGGAGGAAAAGAAGAACTTTGAGCTGCGAAAAGATGAAGATGATGTACAGCCGGGAGATGTCCTGATCTTAATGGAGTGGGAAAACGGAGAATACACTGGCCGGACAGAAGTACGCAGGATCCGGTATGTGCTCCGGGATGTACCGGAATATGGACTGATGCAGGGTTACTGTATCATCGGATGGTAAAGGAGGCAGCAGGGATGGAATTACAGGAACTTACAAATAAAGTACTGAGATTATTTGATGCGAAGACAACCGAAGATCTGCCAGAGAAATTGCTGGCTGCAGTTCAAAATAATGATGAGACAGTGTATGAAAAATTTTGTGAGAATGTAAAAGATTTGAGCATCGACTGGTTACAAATGATTTTTCAGTATTACCATGCAGATAGAACGGAAAAAATGCAGGATTATACACCTAAGAGCTTAGCTGTGTTTATGGGAAAACTTGCAGGAAAATCAGATATAGTTACAGATATGTGCGCTGGATCAGGGGCATTGACAATTCAAAAATGGAATATGGACAAGAACCAAAAATTTGAATTATATGAATATGACAGCAAGGTAATGCCATTTCTACTGTTCAATATGGCAGTTAGAAATATTGAATGTAAAGTATATCATTCAGATGTATTGAAACAGGAAGTATTTCACACATACAAAATCGCAAGAGGAAAAAAATTCGGGAGATTTACGGAAATATGAAAATGAAGAAAACATTAATATCAAATCCACCGTATAACATGAAATGGGAAATACCGCCATTCGCACAGATACAACCACGATTTTCTAAATGTTATGTAGTGCCACCTGCAAATAATGCGAATTATGCATTTGTACTAACAGGACTGGAAAAACATGACAGGTGTGTTTTCCTTCTGCCAGCCGCTATAATGAGCAGCAATCAAAAGGAGGAAAAGGCAATAAGAGAATGGTTAGTAGAGGAAAACCTGGTAGAAGCGGTGATTATCTGCCCGGACAACATGTTTGAGTCCACTGGGGTGGGAACCTGTATTATTGTTTTGGACAAAAACAAAGAACATGTAACCACGGAAATGATAGACATTAGGAATAGATATGTAGAGGAAATCAGAGATCAAAAAGGGCAATATGGTGGAACCTCTCATACTAACAGAATCTATCAGAAAAAAATAAAGGTTATTCCGGAAAAAATAATGGAAGATGTGCTGGATGCAATCAGGGAAAGAAAAAGTATTCCTGATTTTTGCAAATCAGTAAGCATTGAAAAAATAAAAGAGGATAAATATTCTCTTTTGGCGAGTCACTATCTCGATATACAGGAAGAGGAAGTAAAGCATAGGAGCTATGAAGATATAGTAGAGGACCTAAACAGGGTGGTGAGAGAAAAAAACGCATGCAAGCTCACAATCAATGAAAGTCTGGCAAAAGGAATGGGATTCGATATCGAAATGTACAAAAATGATCAGCAAGATACAGGACTCAATGAAATGCTTGTAAAATTGGGAGCACCACAGCTTGAAAAAGATAATTATTTTTCAACATCAAAGAATAAAAACGAAATCCGATTTGAGAACAACAGCAAAGATATTCTGTCAAGCATCTTGGTGATGATTATGCAGACATGGAAACAGCACATATATTACCTGAATCAGCAAGAAAATAGATATTTGGCTGAATTGCGGGATGCACTGATTCCGGATCTGATGAGTGGAAAAATTGATGTAACTTAGGAGTTCCTTTGGGAGAATGGAGGCAGTGAAAATGTCAGACATTACAGAAATTATCAATATTATAGAAAAATCATGGGGAGTGAATTCTATTGGTAGTCCTTTCGGTTCATGCACAGAAAAATTTGCGAATGAAAAGATGATAGAAATTGCCAATAAAAATAATTTCCCTGATGATGTACTTAAATTGATTAAAGCTAATCCGATTAAGTTTCATAAATATCAGAAATTTGACAATGGGTGTGGCATAGGTAGATACTATGCAAATTTGGTAAGACAAATAAAATTAAAGGTTTGCTTTTGCCGCTGTGAAAAGATTTGAAGATTATAAATAAGAGAAAGGAGCCGTAATGGATTTTGGATATTACAACATGGATTGCATGGATGGGATGAAAGAGTTCCCGGATGGTTACTTTGACCTTGCGATTGTGGATCCACCGTATGGGATTGGAGAAAATGGGGATAAAAACCATACAAGAGGTAAACTGGCAAAAGCAAAGGATTACAAGAGTTTTAGCGGAATGGATATAAATCCACCAAACGAAAAATATTTCGATGAACTGTTTAGAGTGTCAAAAAATCAGATTATTTTTGGGGCAAATCATTTTATAAGCAAAATGCCGTTTGATAGTAGTTGTTGGATTGTTTGGGATAAAGATAATGGAAATACTGATTTTGCTGATTGTGAACTTGCATGGACTTCGTTCAGTACTGCAGTAAGGAGGATTAAATATAGGTGGAATGGAATGCTTCAGCAAAATATGAAACACAAAGAAAACCGTATTCATCCCACACAAAAACCTGTGGCACTATATGAATGGCTTCTGAACCGCTATGCAAAGCCCGGAGACATTATCCTAGACACACATGTAGGCAGTGCCAGCAGCTTGATAGCCTGCTACAGAACCAACCATCCATATGTTGGCTTTGAACTGGACAAGCATTATTATGATTTGTCCAAAAAGAGATTAGATGCAGAAATGGCACAAATGCGATTATCTGATTTTATGCCGGGGGTGATGCCATGAAAAATAACATTATCATTGACTGCTTTGCCGGTGGTGGCGGAGCAAGCGTAGGAAGTGAAATAGTAACTTAGTATTTAGCAAAGGAGTTAAGCGAGAAATGTGGTCACACGATGAACAGAAAGAAATAAATGACAGCTACGCTGTTATGGCAAGAATAACGTGTAAATATTGCGGAGCAGTAGTACACAAATATGTGGAAAGCCATTATACAGGCGGTTCCAAGTGTGTGATATTGGCAAAGTACTGTAGATTTTGCGGTAATGCTCTTAGGATTTAGTGGAGGAATACTATGGACAATGAGATTATTTCCTTCAATCTAGCAAGAATCGAGCGAGGAAGAGAAAAGCTGTGCAAATGCGATCCACCTCATTACGAGGTCGATACGGTAAACAGGATCGTAAGCTGTCAGGATTGCGGAGCTACGGTAGATGCTTTTGATGCTCTGCTTACATTGGCGAGGCGGTATGAGCTGCTGGAGGATGAACAGCGTAAAATGCTATCTAAAGCCAAAACATACAGTGAACTGGCAGATGCTGAATTCAAACGGATGCGAAAGAATAAAGTATTCCGAGAAATGGAGGAACATTACAGAAAAGGTTTATATCCTATATGCCCTAAATGCGCAGAACCCATTGATCCGGTAGATATTTGGGAATGGACAGCGCATCTGGAGTAAACTGAAATTTAGTGGAGGTGGCAGAAATGGAAGGTGCGGAATGAAGAAAGAAGAAGCTATTTATTGTTTAAAGGCTCAGAGTGAACGACACTCAGAGGTTTGCGAAGAATGTCCTATGTACGGAAAAACAGGTGTGGATCATTGCAGTGAGGATGTATTTCAGATGGCAATTATCGCCTTACAAAATCAGCAGGTGTGGATCCCGGCAAGTGAGCGGTTGCCAGAAGAGGGCGAAGCTGTTCTCGTGTGGTATGAGTATTTCAGATATGGTGACTACAATCGCATGTATCAGACCTATGGGATAGGGTATCAATACGAAGGACATTGGAGTGGAGATGTTTATGGGGTAAAGGCAAAATGCATTGCCTGGATGCCCCTGCCGGAGCAGTACCGTGGGGAAAGCGAGGTAGAAGATGGAAAAGTGTAAGAGCTGAAATTTAGCGAAGGAGTGATAGAAAAAGCATAATAAAAAGACCAGTGCAGAGGGCCTGCAATCGATACCAATAAAACAGCGGTAGACCATCCGACCAAAGATAGCATCTACCGCTTACCTGCTTGCCAGTATCATACCATAGGATCAGCTGGCACGCAATGAGAAAATGAGGTACAGCCTATGACAAAGACAGACCTGATCAACGACATTGCATTTGAAATGAGTAACATTTTGACGCCGGAACAGATTGACAAGGTAAAGATAATATTTTTGGTAAAGATGCAGGACTTTGATCTTGCCGAGACCAGACAGCTTCCGATGGTGGAAGAACATGACAATGAATGGCTTATGAAGCGATACTGGATCGATGGGGCGGCAGTAGGCCTGAAGGAATCAACCATGCGGGGATATCTTGGAAGAATAAAAGAGTTCTTCGATTTCACGGGAAAAAATTATAAGTATATTACAGCACAGGACATAACAGATTTCCTTGCTATCAAAGCATACCGTGATCATATCAGCCAGAATTATAAGTCTACGCTATACCGGTACCTCTGCACATTTTTCGGCTGGGCTTTCCGGAAAAAGCATATCGTTGATAATATTGCAGATGGAGTGGACAAGGTAAAGCAGATTCAGGCACAAAAGAAGCGGTTGACAGATGAAGAGGTGGAAGATATCCGTGATGTATTGGATACACCAAAGGAAAAAGCACTGTTTGAACTGATGCTTTGCACCGGCATGAGAGTAGGCGAAATATCCAATCTCAATATTTCGGATCTGGATCTGACGCACAGGACTGTCAACATCTGGGGAGAGAAGAGCAATAAATATCGCACCGGTATGTTGACACCTAAAGCAGTAAAAGCATTGCGGAATTATATCGGTGGGCGTCCTGGGACAGACCCTGTATTTTTGGCTGACAGGGCGCCTCATAATCGTATGCGGGAGTACGGCATCGAGAAGCTGACCAAGGAAATGGCAGTCCGCGGTGGTGTGACGCGGTTGACGGCAACGGTCCATATATACCGCAAGACCTTTGCGTCCGTCCTGTACCGTAAGACAGGGGATGTGATGCTGGTAAGTAAGCTCCTCGGACATTCCAACCCAGAGATTACAGTAAAATATTATCTGGTAGATGATATCGAGGAGATGCAGAACAAATACAACAAAGTGGCATAATTGCACCGGTGCAACTCCGGTGTGGCAGAAAGGAGAAAGCATCGATGCAGAGAATTAACAGAACGAGCTGGAGGATCATTGAAACTATATTATTACGTTATCCCCAGCGCAAGAAAGAATATGAGGAGTACATATCGGACATTATGGCATCGCCAGCGGGAGGCAGCAGTCGTCCGTTGGACCCTGTCAGGGAAATGGACAAGGCACAATCTGTCACAGAAGCAAAGGCCCTGAAGATGACCTCGGTGTATCATGATAGGATCAAAAAAGAGATAGAGGCGGTGGAATTTGCCTATAATTCTCTCAAACCGGAGGAACAGAGAGTAATCCGGATCAGATACTGGAGCAAGGGCCTCAGAGCACCGATCCCGTACCTTAAGATTGGTGGGGCATCATACAGTGAGCGGCAGATGAAACGGATCGTGTTCAAGACAATCGAACAGATTGGTAGGTACATTGGAGAGTTAAAGTAAAAGATGGCATGATTTCGCATGTCAAATGTGATAATATAGTATCGTGATAAATTAGTGACAAGGCAATGCAGATAGCTGCGTTGCCTTTTTTCGTGGAGTTGCACCGGTGCAACACTAGAGAGATGGTGAGCGGATGGCAAAAGGCAAATATGAGTATTGGCTGACACCGGAAGGCTTGCTAAAGCTGGAAGGATGGGCAAGAGATGGATTAACAGATGAGCAGATTGCTACAAATATGGGAATTCGCAGAGAAACGTTATATGCATGGTGTAAAAAGTATACTAACATTTCTAACACCCTAAAAAGGGGAAAGGAAGTAGTTGATAGAGAAATAGAACGGGCTCTATATAATAATGCGGCTGGATACAATTATACTGAAAAGGTTATATGTACGAAAAAAGAAGTCCTATATGAAAATGGCAAGAGAATCAAGGAAACGGTAGAACCGGTAGTTGTCGAAGTAGAGAAACATAAACCCGGAGAAACCACAGCCCAGATATTCTGGTTAAAGAACCGGAAACCGGATAAATGGAGAGACAAACAGGATGTCCAGATCTCCGGAGAGCTTAAATCCGAACAGAGTAAACTGGATGACCTGATCAGACAGATGCGTGGTGATGGGTAATGAGCGCAAGTAAACTCCTGCTGTCAGAGAAATACAAAGCATTCCTGAAATGCGATGCTCCGGTGGAATTTCTGGAAGGAACCACGGCAGCAGGTAAGACGACGGTAGGAATCTTCAAGTTTATGCTTAAGGTGGCAGAAAGCCCCAAGAAGCTTCACATCATTGCTGCAGATGATACCGGTACCGCAGAGAAGAATATCATCAACAAGGATCTGGGCATACTGGATGATTTTGGTATTTTGGTGGAGTATAACGGCAGTGGTACAAAGGATGATAAGATTCCACATCTGCTTTTCCATACTGCCGGGGGAGATAAAGTCATATATGTGCTGGGTTACGGTAACAAGAAAAAGTGGAAGAAGGCCCTGGGTGGACAATATGGCTGTCTGTACATAGATGAAGTAAATACCGCAGACATAGATTTTGTCAGAGAAGCATCCATGCGATGTGATTATCTGATGGCAACACTGAACCCGGATGATCCGGGATTGCCGGTGTACAAAGAATATATCAACTGTGCACGTCCTCTTCCGGAATGGAAGGATGAGACACCGCAGGAAATCATAGAGGAACTGAAAGAAGAGCCAAAGGACGGATGGATCCATTGGTTCTTTTCTTTTAAAGACAATGCAGGCCTTCCACCGGATAAGCTGCAGATGATCCTGCAAAACACACCGAAGGGTACCAAAATTTGGAAAAACAAGATTCAAGGTCTCCGCGGAAAAGCGACAGGGTTGGTATTCTCCAACTTTGTCAGAAAGAAGCATGTTGTTACTGCTGCGTGGGTGAAGAAACAGATTGCAGATGGGAATATCCGTTTCAGGAAGTTTACAGCAGGACTGGATACATCATATTCCTCAAAATCTCCGGATACTATTGCAATGATCTTCCAGGGCATTACGGATGACCGCAAGCTGATCACACTGGCTGAGAAGGTATATAGCAATGCGGATCTCAGTGTGCCGCTGGCTCCTTCTGACACAGCGGTAAAGTTTATAGCTTTTCTGGATAGATGCAGATCGGAATGGGGATTTGCAAAAGAGTCTTTTATTGACTGCGCAGATGCGGCGACAATAACAGAACTTCGGAAGTATAAGCGCCTGCATGGGTGCCTTTATAATTTCATTGAGTCCTACAAGAAGGTAACAATACTGGACCGTATCAATTTACAACTGGGATGGATCCAGCAGGACTGCTATCTGGTAGTTGAGGATTGTACAAACCATATCTCGGAATTGGAACGCTATTCATGGGACGAGGAAGAGGATGTTCCGGTACCGGAGGATAAGAACGACCATACGATCAATGCAAACCAGTACGGATGGATTCCATACCGGAATATGATTGGATTCGAGGAGGATAAACAGAGGTGAACCTGATGGAAAAGATAAATGAGAATATCAAAAGAGGTATACGGAGCTGGCTGAATGTTTCTCCGGCGAATCCCTATGTGTTCAATATCAATGAGATGATGGACTTCGAGGGGAATGCGATCCGAAACCGCATCTGGTATCGTGGTGACAGCAACGAACTGGAGCAGTTCTATGAGCAGAATGCGGAATATGCAGATAAATATAAATTCTGGTCCAGCAAGAGTACACCGGGGATGGAAATGCGCAAGATCCACACAGGTGTTCCGGCGCTTACGGTGAGAACTCTGGCAGCAGTAGTCCTTCCAGATATGGGGGAATTTGAATTTTCCTCAGAGAACGAAAAGCAGAAACAGATATGGAAAGACATTGCAAAGCCTGAGAATAATAACTTTGCCGATAAGGTAGAGGATGCAATCAAAGAAGCGCTGTATATCGGAGACGGGGCTTTTAAAGTGTCCATTGATACAGAAGTCAGTGAGTATCCGATTTTAGAATGGTATGCCGGGGATCGTGTCGAAATCATACGGAAAAAGGACAAGGTCCGGGAAGTGATATTTAAGACACCATACAGCGGAGGAGGAAAGACATATGTGCTCAATGAGGTATATGGATATGGGTATGTAAAGAACGAACTGTATCTGGATAACAGACAGGTTCCGCTGACTACACTACAGATAACCAATTCACTGGAAGATGTGACCTTCGATAAAAGCGTTATGCTGGCGGTGCCTATGATGTTCTATAAGTCGGCAAAATATGAAGGACGTGGCGGAAGTATCTTTGACGGAAAGGTGGACAACTATGATGCGCTGGATGAAGTATGGAGCCAGTGGATGGATGCGCTGAGAGCAGGAAGAGCCAAAACATATATTCCGGACTGTCTGGTTCCGAGGGATCCGGAAACAGGAGCTGCGATAACACCGAATCCGTTCGATAACAGATATTTTGCAGCAGAAGGAGACCAGCGCGAAGGGCAGAAAAACGTAATCAGTACAGACCAGCCGAGCATTCCTCATGACAGCTATCAGGCTTCCTACTGTACGGCACTGGACCTTTGCCTGCAGGGGATCATCAGTCCTTCTACACTGGGGATTGATGTAAAAAAACTGGATAATGCAGAAGCGCAGCGTGAAAAGGAAAAAACAACGCTGTACACAAGAAACATTATCGTGGAAACTCTTCAGACAGTATTGCCACAGGTAGTATCCATGTGTATCAACGCATATCACCTGATGAAGAATGAGGCAGTGGAAAGTGTAGAGGTAAATCTCCCATTTGGAGAATATGCCAATCCTTCATTTGAATCTCAGGTGGAAACAGTTGGTAAGGCAAAGCAGAGCGGAATCATGAGCATTGAGCGCTGTGTGGAGGAATTATATGGTGACAGTCTGGATGATAACTGCAAAAAAGAAGAAATTGCAAGGCTCAAGGCTGAGCAGGGGATTCAGAGCATTCCGGAGCCGGAGATCAGGACGGATGCAGGAGAATTCAGGATAAACGGATTTACTGGAGGCAGTGATGGAAGTAAAAGTAGCAAAAAAAACATACCGGATGAACCGGGAGGAGTACCAGGGGCTACTGAAGGTGGCCAGTGAGCAGGTCCCGAAAGGAATCTATGCAGTGGAAAAAGGTAATTATGCGGAACTCCGATGTGATCATTGTACCAGCGTCACGCAGATCAAGACATTGACCAGACAGTTTAAAAGCCAGGGATTCAAGGTATATGCAAACGGCAGGTGATTAGATGCCTAAGATAAATTCAGAATATGATATCGGAGCAGCATTCGAAGCTATTGAGAATGAACTCATTGCTTCCATGATCCGGAATATGCGAAGACATAAGATTGAGGAAATCGATGAAGATAAGCAGTGGTCCATGTGGCAGACAGAGCAGCTCCGGTCGTTGGAAAAGTACAGAAAAGAGAATCAGGAACGATTTGGTACAAAATTTAAAGACATTAATAACCGGATCGAAGCGCTGATCAGTACTGCCAGGGATGAAGGAGATATGGAGCAGGAGATAGCCATACTGGAGGCTATAAAGAAAGGTTTCCCAGCAAGAAGAGTAAGTCCGGGAGCATCGGCGGCATTCTTCCGGTTGAACCAGAGGAAGCTGGAGGCGCTGATCCGGGCGACCACATCAGACATGGAAAAGGCTGAGACAGCCGTCCTGCGCATGGCAAATGACCAATATCGTAAGATTATTTTTAATGCTCAGGTATATGCCAACAGTGGAGCAGGGACTTATGAGAAGGCGGTAGACATGGCCACAAGGGATTTCATTGCCGCTGGTCTTAACTGTGTGGAATATGCCAATGGATCCAGACACACATTGGCAGACTATGCGGACATGGCAATACGGACAGCCAGTAAGCGTGCATACCTGCAGGGGGAAGGGCAGAAAAGGCAGGAATGGGGGATATCCACGGTGATCATGAATAAGCGTGGAAATCCCTGCCCCAAGTGTTTACCGTTTGTTGGTAAGATACTGATCGATGATGTATGGAGCGGTGGAAGCGCCAAGGATGGACCATATCCCCTGATGAGCGCGGCAATAGCAGCAGGACTATACCACCCTAGATGCAGAGACAGCCACACTACCTATTTTCCAGAACTGGAGGATTTGGATAATGAATACAGTAAAAAAGACATAGAAGATATCGAAGAACAGAACAGGAAAGAAGTAAGACAGCAATATGCAGAGAGACAGGAGAAAAAATTCCATAGATTAGCATCATTTTCACTGGATCCGGAGAATAAAAGCAAGTACCGTGCGAAGGAAAAAGAATGGAGTCAGGAAACGGAAGACCGGTATAAAATTCCTGATGAGGTGAAAGTGCCGAGATCGGATACTCCGCAGATCATGATCGATTTAGTGGATCAGTACACAAAAGATGAGTGCATCAAGATAGATGAACTGTCAGAATATGCATTTTCGTATGATCTTGATAATGATTTGATAATTATCAATCCGAGACATCCGCAGTATGAAGAGGAGAACTACAAGCATGTGCTGGCGCATGAAATAGCCCATAGAATTGATCATAATGAGTATGGCAGTCCCATGTATGCTGAATTCGCAGAGGCAATAAAAAATACAGAAAACAAAATATTGCAAAAAAAGGAGAAGTATCAACGGAGACTTGCTGTAAATGGTGATTTAGAGTACAATTACTTCATCAGTGATATAATGTCATGCATAACAGACAATGTGATTACAGGAGTATACAGACATGAATCACAATACATAGGTAAACCCGGGTATGCGGAGTCGGAGATATTTGCGGATATATATGCTGCATTGTATCAGTCGGATGATATAACTGTAGAATTCATAAAAAGTGAATTGCCAGAGCTATATGAAGCATTTATGAAAGTGCTAAAGAGGTAATTATGTTCAAAAAAGAATTTGTTGAAAAAATGAAAAACGATGAGGAACTGCAGGAGTTGCGCAGGAAAGTATTATCCTTCTCCGAAAAAATGGGAGATGCCGCATACATCATCGGAAAAGATAAAAGCTATGAGGATTATAAAGAACGTTTGCGAAGAATGGTAAAAGAACATGAAGCCACCGGTCAGTAGATTGGTGGTATTTTTATCTCGAAAAAAGAAAATTGCACCGGTGCAACAAATAATCTGGAATCAACACGCTTCATGGCGTGTTTTTTTATGCCCAAACACGAGCAAGGCAATAAACTGCAGCGTGACCGGAGACACCGAAGACAATGGATCGCAGTAAGGGTGACACCCTCAAAATGGAAAGGAGCACGTTATGTTTTACAAGACAGTAAGAAGATTCTTAGACCCCGATGGAAGCCAGGGCGGAGCACCGGCAGGAGAACAGACTAATCAGCAGTCACAGCAGAATGCAACACCGCAGATTGACTATGGGAAAATCCAGCAGATGTTGGATGGAACGCTTGCGGCAAAAGAGGATACGGCATTGAAAGCCTATTTCAAGCAGCAGGGACTTTCCCAACAGGAGGTGGAACAGGCTATAGCAACCTTCAAGGAACAGAAGGCGGCAAATCAGCCGAACGTGGAAGCATTGCAACAGCAGGCTGCAACCGCAGCAGCTGAGGCAAGACAGGCACAGATCCAGCAGGCAGCGACGATGGCAGCAGTCGGATTGGGAATCAGCGTAACATCCATTCCCTATGTACTGAAGATGGCAGATTTCAGCCAGACAGTAGGACAGGATGGAAAGATCAGCAATGAGAAACTTACGGAAGCCCTGAATAAGGTGCTGGAGGATATTCCTGCATTAAAGCCGCAGGAGACAGATACTACAGGTTTCCTTCATGTAGGGACAGGCGGAGATCCTTCGCAGCATACACAGCAGGCAACCGTACAACAGCAACAGACACCGACCAAAAGATGGAATCGGTGGAACTAAGGAAAGGAAGGTATAAGATATGCCTAATTTAAACTATGCACAGCAGTGGAGTACTGAACTCTTGCAGATTCTGATGCAGGGAGCGTTAACCTCTCCCTTCATTACATCTAATGTAAGATGGCTGGATGCGAAGACATTCCACTTTACACAGATGAGCACCACTGGTTATAAGAATCACAAGAGAACCGGTGGTTGGAACATGGGATCCTTCGATCAGGCAGATGTTCCGTTTACAGTAACCCATGACAGAGACGTTCAGTTCCTGGTAGACAAGGCAGATGTGGATGAGACCAACGCAACTGCATCCATGCAGAATATCTCCAGAACCTTCGAACAGACTCAGGTAGTGCCTGAGACAGATGCCCTGTTCTTCTCCCGTGTGGCACAGGTGGCACAGAAGACAGAGGGATATCACAGCCAGACCGCTATTTCTGCTTATACCAAGGCAAAGGTATTCGGAATGCTGAAGGATATCCTTGCAAAAGGTAAGTTGAGACGGTACAAGGCAAATGGTAGCCTGCTCACGTATGTGGCCAGTCCTATTATGGATGCACTGGAGCAGTCCACTGAGTTTACCCGTAAAATTGAACTTACACAGATTGCTGAGGGTGGTATCGGCATCGAGACAAGAGTAACGGAAATCGATGGTGTACCCATCATGGAAGTTATCGACGATGAGCGTTTCTATGATGCTTTCGACTGGGAGCCTGCTGAGGGTGGATTTGCTCCGTTGAAAAAAGTTGCAGCAGACAGCACTCATAATATCGAAGCGGTAACCGGAGCTCATAAGATCAATGTACTGGTGGCATGCGGACAGACCTGTAAGACGGTTCCTAAGATTGCTTCTATCTATTATTTCAATCCCGGAACACATACCGAAGGAGACGGATACCTGTACCAGAACAGATCTCTGTCTGACACTTTTGTATTCCCGAATGGTCGTGACGGCAAAGTGGACAGCGTCTATGTAGATGTAGATACCACGGAGTACACCGGGGAGTAAGGAGGACCTATGTCCTACAAACCTTATGTAAGCAAAGAAGAATATAAAGATAGCTATAATGGCAGCGTGATTCCTGACGGAGAGCTTGAAAGAGCACTTCGTCAGGCCTCCCGGCATATTGACAGCCTGACATTTAATCGGATTGTGGCAGCAGGATTCGATAATCTGACAGCGTTTCAACAGGAGACCATCAAAGAGGTTGTCTGCATGCAGGCAGATTTCGAATATGAGAATGCAGATGAAATCAATACGATTTTATCCAGCTATAGCATTAATGGTGTATCCGCACAGTTTGGAAGTTCCTGGAATGTTTTCATGGAAAAAGGGATTGCCATGAAGCGGGATGTATATTCGTTGCTGACGCAGACAGGTCTGTGCTGCAGAATTGCGAGGTGAATCCATGAAATATCCGTGTCTGGTACCCAAAAGATTATGCAAGACAGATATCTCTGTTGCGATAGATCAAGAAGGACTGAACAAATACGGGGAGCCATTGAAGCCTGTGGAATATTCCGGAAAATGTAACTATCAGGACAAAGCCAAGACTGTGCTGACATTGGAGAAGAAACTGATAGAGATTACTGGGACAGCATTGTTTCCCGGAGATATTTGTCCGGAACTTCCGGTCATATCCGGAGGCAGTGCTGTGATATTTGGGGGTAAGCGCAGGATTCTGGAAGGGCGTAAGGCGAGAAACCCGGACGGAACAGTCAACTATACGGAGGTGCTGCTGGTATGATCAGTGTAAACTCCACAGTAAAGCTGAATTTTCCGAAGATCCAACAATTGACGAGAGCACAGGTGATGGCTTTAGAGCAGACCGCTGAGGCATTACATACTAATGTGGTGCAGGCACAGGTGTTCCCAAGGGATACCGGCAATCTGCAAAACGAGAGCACTTTTGTTGATTATTCGGAGAGCAGCCAGGGAAAAGTCAGTATCATATCCAGCACACCATATGCAAGACGGCTTTATTTTCACCCGGAATATCATTTCCAGAAGACGGAGAACCCGAATGCAAGAGGTGAATGGTATGAGGACTGGATCACAGGGGATAAAGCAGAGTATTGCCAGAAGGCATACAAACAAATATACAGGAGGATCGCTGGATTATGATGTTATCAGATGTACGGGATTATGTGGAATCTCTCAAACTGGCAGATCAGGTGTATATGGGAAACCTGCCGGATAAACTGGAGAAGTCTATCGGCGTTTATAACAGCAAACATCAGCAGGAGTATAAGACGGCACTGGGAGGACCCAAGCTTGCATCTTACGGGACGAAATATGTCACTCTGCTGATCCACTGGAATGAATCGCCGAGAGAGTCGGAAAAGGCGGCCGTGGCTGCATTTGAGGCAATAGAGACTGCAAGAAATGTAACTGTCAACGAGGAGTTGATAAAATTTATACAGCCTCTTTATGAGCCCCAGGATGTCGGAAAGGATGATGCCGGTATCTGCGAATGGGTCATAGAGATGGCTGTTATTTATGAGAAAGGAAAAGGTGAAAAAGAATGAGCACACCTATTACAGGAGTATATCCCTGCTATGAAAACCAGTTTCAGATCAATACTGCAGCAAGCGGAGTTGAAAAGAAAATGGTTGATATTGCGGACTGTGAGACCTTCAGTGTATCTTTCGATAATGGTGTAGAGGAATGGCATCCGTTTACAGAAAAAGGATGGGTCAGACGGCTGCTTACCAGTAAGGGAGTTACCATCTCTGTAACTGCGAAGCGCAATGTTGGTGACGCTGGTAATGATGCTGTGGCAGCGCTTGCATGGGTAAACGGCCGTTCTGCGGAGAAAGATATTCAGTGGACATTCCCCGACGGAACTGTAGTTTTGTTTGCTGGAGCAGTCGTGAATGTAAAGAACATTGGAGCAGGGGACTCTACAGCTGTGGCACCGTTGGAATTCGATATTATGAGCAACGGGAAGCCAGAGATCACTCTCGCAGAGTAAAAAGAACAGGAGGTTATTATGGCAAAGAAAATCGTAGATATTACAGAAAAACTGAGTTTTGACGAGAACCCGGTACTGAAGGTGAAGGATGTCACCGTGGAAGTCAATTCTGACGCAGCCACTGTACTGAAGATTATGGGTATTTTTTCGAAGGGTACATCAGCTAAAGAAGTGTTGGCGATATATGAACTGATTTTCAATGAGAAGGATAGGGAAAAGATCGATAAACTGAATCTCCAGTTCAAGGATTTCCAGACGATCATCATGGCAGCAGTAGACCTGATCACGGGAGACGAAGAGCCGGGAGAGCAGTGACCCGTACTATGATCTGATCGGAGATTACAGTCTGATCGTATCATCCTTCCAGGCGCAGTACGGGATCCGGCTGTCGAAAGAAATTGATACCATGAAGTGGGATGAGTTTAAGGACCTTCTTATCGGAATCGGACCGGAGACACCTCTGGGACGGATCGTAGCAATCCGGGCCGAGGAGGATAAGGATATCTTAGACAATTTTACTCCGGAACAACACAGAATCAGGAATGAATGGCGTACAAACAGAGCAAAAAAGGTGACACCTGATAATATGGCGGCAGTCCTTGGTCAACTGAAGAATGCGTTCATTTCTCTGGCAGGGGGCGATATACATTGAAAAAGTAGATAAGAAAAAAGTAGTGTGTCCTTACTGTGGGCATCCTGTGAATGCAATGCAGACGGAAGATGCACATTGCAGGGGAATTTATTTCCGCTGTAAAAATAAGGACTGTAAAAAGATTTTTGAGTTGAAGTTATAAGACGCTGTGCCGATGTGCCTGTCTTAGAAGGCAGGCTGGTTATGAGTGAAGCTACAAGCGTTGGACAGATCGGATTAGATCTGGTCGTAAATAAAAAGGACTTTAATAAGCAGATGAGCGGCATCCAGAGCCTGGCTACAAAAGTAGGTAAGAAACTGGCTGCCGCTTTTGCTGTAAAAAAGCTCGTAGATTTCAGTGAGAAGTGTATCGAACTGGGATCAGATCTGAGTGAAGTGCAAAATGTTGTGGACGTAACATTCCCGGCAATGTCAAAGCAGGTAGATAAATTTGCGCAGAATGCCGCAACTGCATTTGGACTGTCCGAGACGATGGCCAAGAGGTACACAGGAACCTTCGGTGCAATGGCCAAGGCTTTCGGATTCAGTGAGAAGCAGGCATACGATATGTCTACCACTCTGACAGGACTGGCGGGAGATGTGGCATCCTTTTATAACATATCTCAGGACGAAGCATATACAAAGCTGAAATCGGTATTCACTGGAGAAACAGAGAGTCTGAAAGATCTTGGTGTCGTCATGACGCAGACGGCACTGGATGCCTACGCTATGGCCAACGGCTACGGGAAGACCACGGCGGCTATGTCGGAGGCAGAAAAGGTAGCCCTACGGTATTCCTTTGTTCAGAGTAAACTGGCGACGGCATCTGGGGACTTTATGCGGACTTCTGATGGCTGGGCCAATCAGGTCAGAATCCTGAAGCTGCAGACTGAGTCTTTTATGGCGGCAATCGGTCAGGGGCTGATCAATGTCCTGACACCAGCTATCAAGGTTATCAATACCCTGATGGGGAAATTGGTACAGCTGGCGAATGTATTTAAAGCGTTTACAGATAAATTTGCCGGAAAGAAAGGTAATGATGTAGCCACAGGCATGGCGGCTGCGGAGGAAGCGTCTGCGGGCATCAGTGATAATATTAATGCCGCGGGAAAAGCAGCTAAAAAGTTAGGTGGATTACTTTCATCTGATGAATTGGATTTACTCTCCCAGAAGACGGATTCCTCTTCAGTATCTTCTGGTGAAACTTCCGGAATAGATATCGCTGGTTTGCAGACTTCCACGCAGGAGGCTGAAGCCAGTGCGGATAAAATTTCGAAAAAACTCTCTGACGCATTCAAGATTCCCGGTGTCAAAAATTTTGCAGATCAGTTCAACAATGGTCTGAAAAAGATTGATTTCGGAAATCTGAAGGATAATTTTTCAAGAATCATGGCTCAGATGGATCCATTGGCCAAAACTACAGTCAGAAACATTGAGACAATCATGGATCCGCTGGGAGGATATCTCGGAAACAGAATCGGAAATAAGATTGCTGTTACAGCCAAGGCGGTAGACCTGGGGCTGGATGGAATTGCAAGCTATCTGGAGCGCAACAGGAAAAAGATAGAATCCTGGAGCAGTGATGTAAGCCAGTCTATTGCGAACGGATTTACAAATCTTACGGATATCAATGAGCAGACATACAATAATCTGCTGGGGGCACTGGATAAAGCAGGACCTGATATTGTAAACGGAATCAATGATATTCTGACAGGTTGTACTGGATTTGGAATGTCACTGGGAACAATCTTCGCGGAAGGGTTTGAAATTTCCACAGAACACACATCCCAGTGGATGAAAGACAATCAGGAACTGATAGAAGGTACGCTCACTGATCTGTTTGATTTCGGTGGAGAATGTGCATCACTGGCAGGACAGATTGTAGGAAATCTTGGTAGTTCGCTTACAGATTGGTGGGAATCTCAGGGGAGTAGTACCTTTGGGAATATTGTAGATGCCTGGAATGATATCAAGAAGACGGTTTTAGAACTGTGGAATGATATTGCAATGCCAGTACTGAACCATGCTAGGGAAGCGATACAGGAGCTATGGGAAGAAAATCTCAGACCACTATGGGACAACGTTCTTGATCTGATCAGCTCAGTAGGCGATTTCCTTGCAACCGCGTGGAGTACCGTAATCAAACCAATTATCGGGTATCTGGCACCGACAATCAAGCAGGTGGCAGACATTGTGATAAACATCATGAGTACAGTATTCGCAACCGTGTCAGACATTATATCCGGAGCCATGAAAATACTGGGAGGACTGTTGGATTTCCTCACCGGAGTGTTTACAGGCAACTGGAAAAAGGCATGGGAAGGCTTACAGAAAATTACGGATGGAATCTGGCAAGCAATATGGGGATCTATCAAGGGAGTATGTAATCTGATCATTGATGGTGTGAATGCAATGATATCATTGATATATTCTACACTACGCAATGTGGTAAATGGAATCGGAAGCGTCGCAAAGAAGGCAGGAGATCTGGTTGGAAAAGACTGGGGCTTCGAAATGCCGAGTGATCCACCGCAGATACCTAAATTGTGGAATGGTGGATATGTCAAGGCTAATACGCCACAGCTTGCTATGATCGGTGATAATAGGCATCAGGGAGAAATTGTATCACCGGAAGATAAGTTACAGAAAATGGCACTAAGCGCAGCACAGGCGGTAGCGGGATCGGGAGGATCCATATCTGCGGAAAAGCTGGATAAGATCATTACATTGCTGGAGACTATCATCAGAATATTGGCGTCAGGCAATACGATAGAAATCAATGGTGTAAAATTTGCGGAACTACTGAAAAAGATAAACAGGGAGTACTTTAAGGCAACTGGAAATTACCTGTTGCTGGATGTATAAGGAGGCAGCAGGATGGCATTTCAGGCATGGTTATTAAAAGTGGGAGATACTGATATTTCAAAGTATGTAGATATTGAGACCTATAAGGTGAGTCCGGATCAGCGTGCAGATCTGGACTCTGACAGAAATGGTTTGAATATTTTATACCGGGAAGTTGCAGATCATTATACAACAAAAATTGAGTTCAATACGATTCCACTGGAAGCATGGGAAATGACAGAATTTCTACAAGCAATGGAAAAAGCGTACATAAAGGAGAAGGAAAGAAAGGTTATTGTAACTTATTTCGATGTAAATACCGGAGGATATAAATCGGGAGAAATGTATGTACCAAATTATACAGTAGAGACAAAAAGTTGGAATGGTATGGAATTATGGTATAAGCCATTACGTGTTGCGTTCCAGGAGTATTAAGAGGGAGAGGGAATGATAGATTATAAATATAAAGATTTTTATAATGATACATCCGTATCCAAAAGAATGCAGATACAATGTAGTGACGGGAGTGTACTGAATGAAGATGACTGGAAAGGTGAAAGTGCAGAGCTTACTGAGAGACTATGCTCAGAGAGTGAACTAAGTTTTGGCAGGTGTGAGGCGAGTACTTTTAAACTGAGAGTCAGGGAACGAATAGTACCTCTTGCCGGAAAAAAGATAACCGTATCCGCAACATTGGAAGGAGCCGAAGAGGCTCCTTTTATGATGGGAGTTTATAAAGTAGATTCTGATGTACCTACAGCAGATAGAAGATATCGGGATATTGTGGCCTATGATGCCATGTACGACATCCTAAATGCAGAGGTATCCGGGTGGTATAAGGGTTTGATATTTCCGATGACACTTCGACAGTTCCGTACCAGCTTTTGTGCTTATGTCGGTGTGGAACAAGAAGAAATCACACTGGTCAACGATGATATGGTGGTAGAAAAAACTATCGATCCGGGAGAGCTCCCGGGGAAAACGGTTATTGAATCCATCTGCGAGATTAACGGATGTTTTGGGCACATCGGTAGAAATGGAAAACTGCAGTATGTGGTGCTGGAACAGATGATCGAGGGTCTGTACCCCGCAGATGATCTGTATCCGGCAGATGACCTTTACCCCGCGGATCCGGTGGGGACCACGGAGGTATCCAAAAGTAATTACATCTCCTGCCAGTATGAGGACTTTGTTTGTCAGCATATTACTAAGCTGCAGATCCGCCAGGAAGAAAATGATATCGGGGCAATCTCCGGTACCGGGAATAACGGTTATATTATCGAGGATAATTTTTTAGTATACGGCAAGTCTGCGACGGATTTGCAAACGATAGCTGACAGAGTCCTTAGTGTAATCGGTGTCGTATGGTACCGACCAGCACAGGTAGAAGCCCGAGGTAATCCCTGCCTGGAGGTAGGGGATGGCATCTTGTTGCACACGACTCGGGAGACCATTTATACCTATATCCTGCAGCGCACATTAAAAGGCATACAGGCACTTCGTGACAGCTATACGGCGGAGGGCGAGGAATACAGGACCGGACAGGTCAATGGCATTATGAAGTCCATCATCCAATTGAAGGGTAAGTCGAATGTCCTTACCCGGACAGTGGAAGAGACCCGGCTGGAAATGAAAGATATCGAAAATGACTTATCTACAGAGATAAAAGTGGTAGCAGGAGAGGTTGAATTAAAGGTATCGAAAGATAATCTTATTGCAGAAATAAATCTGACACCGGATAAGGCACTGATCAAGGCTGAGAGGATAGATCTGGTCGGGCTTGTAAATGCAGATGAGATGGTGATCAAGTACGCGACCATCGAAACCTTGAATACTACCAAACTGGAACTAAACAACCTGATTGCCACCAAGGCAACCATCGACTCTCTCAATGCCGTCAGTGGCCGCGTAGGATTACTGGAGGCGGATCATGTGACTACATCTGATCTGTCAGCCGTATCAGCCCGTCTGAGCAACGTGGAAGCCAACTATATCAGCGCCAGCACTGTAAAGGCAGACTACATGGAGGTATCCAACTGGACATCCTCTGGGGTGATTAAAGCGGACAGAATCAGCGCTGCGACTATCGTAAATAAGCTATCAAGCGTTGATCTGGTCAGCGTAAGAGCAATGGGTGTCAGCGGGTACATGAATTATAAAGGTACAGTAGTTGCGTGGAGAACAAAAACCATTAGTGGGACTGTTATAACTTATTTGGGACCGGAGGATTAAGAGATATGAGCAATTTAGAAATCAAGGAATTTAGTCAGGCAATCGCAAATTTTGTAGAAGCATCTCCGTTGCCGGAGGAAGTTAAGCGCATGGCATTGCAGGAGAATTTGGCACGACAGGAGCAGAAAGCCAGGGATGCATTACTGGCGGAGATTGCGGACCGCGATGCTGCCGAGGCAAAACAGAAAGAGGTGAAGCAGGATGCAGAAAGCGTATGACTGGGAAGAGAACTATTGGGAGAATAAGCCATCGACCAAGACACCAGTGAATAAAACCAATATGGATAAGCTTAGCAATGGAGTTTGCACCATTGATGAGCGTGTAATCACACTTGATTTGACCAAGTTTGACAAGGTTGATGCGCAGTCCTGTATTAAACAGATTGCCTATGATAAAGCGACTGGTAAATGGACAATCACTGCATTTTCTGGCGCCCAGCAGGTCATTGATACCATGCTCGAAAAGCTGGCGGTTAATTTTGACTATGATCCCGAAACACAGCGGTTAATCATTACACTGGATGATGGCACGCAGAAATATGCGGATCTGTCAGCGTTGATTACTCAGTTTGAGTTTATGGACTCTGATACCGTTTACTGGACGGTGGGGGCAGACGGTAAAGTAAAGGTTGGTATTAAAAACGGTAGTATCACGGACGAGAAGCTGCAGCCGAACTATCTTGCAGACATCACAGTGCAGGCAGAAACAGCAACACAGCAGGCATCAGCGGCGGCAGCATCTGCAGCACAGGCTAAGATAGATGCAGACCGTGCGGAGACCTATGCAAGCATCACAGAGCCTAAATTTTATTTAGATGAGACCACGATGAACCTTTACATGAAGGATGGCGTGGGTGTGGATTTTGTAGCAGATGACAATGTTTTGTATTGGAAAGTAGCATAAGGAGGAATGATTTATGGCAGCACCGGAGGGATACAAGACTCTCGGAAAAATCGGAATATCTTACAAAGGAGATTACAACTCTAATATTGCATATGAGCGTTTGGATGCGGTATATCACAATGGCAGTACATATTTGGCAATTAAAGATGCACCGGATGGAGCACCGAGGGATGATAAGCTCAACTGGATCTATTTGGCCAAGGGATTTAGTGGAGACATCGGATACTCAGAAATCGCGTTTACTGAGGCGGAGAACCGCGAGAACATTAATACGGGCGAGAGCGTAAAGACGGTCTTTGGCAAGATTAAAAAGTTTTTTGCAGACTTGACCGCACCGGCCTTTGCGCAGATGATCACATCCAAGGATGATCTGCTGGCCACCAAAGCCACCGGCTATGTCCCGGATGCCAAGGCGGTGGCAGATGCGGTTACTGATGTAACTGGCAAGTTAGGTAAGTATAAATTATCTACGTGTGGATTCTTTTCCATTGATCTAGTTGTTGGATCAAATATAGTTTCAGTGGATAAGTTAGTGTCTGGTAGTTTGCCTCAAACACCATATACTCTATTCACCGTTATATCACAAGGAACGTCTTTAAATAGGTTAATAGATATATTTTTTGATGGTGGTAATAATGTAGTGGCATATACAAATGTAGCTCAAAGATATAGCATAATGTGGGTGTCTTTCGAATTGACTTAAGTACTAAATAAAGCCTTGGTAAGTGTAATATAACCTCCAACATTGGTGCTATCAGTAGCTGAATATGAAAACAATTGTAATCGCAAATAATGGTTTCCACTTAAAGAACTACAATTATATGATGTGTTTATTGTGTATGTTGTTTTCTCCTTATCATAATTCGGATGAGCATATAAAGTAGTAACTTCAACTCCAGAAGCATTTAACAACTTAACTTTAGGTCGATAATCATCAGAACCATAAGGATTACCTGTTACTTTATAAGATGATCCCTGCAAAGTTAAAGTTTTAAAACTAGATAAGTTGATTGCTGGAGAAGTATAATACACATAAGAACTCATTCCGGTTTGTGATGCGATTTTTAGTGTAACAGCACTACCATTAGAGGAAGCACTTGGCGTAATAGCTCCTCCAGCAGTACCAACCGTCCACCCACTTCTTATCAAAGAATAAGTAGCAGGATTTTGTGATGCTACAACAGCTATTAATTGGTTAAATGTCATATTGGCGTTTACTAATCCGCTTGGTTTTAAAGCATTATATAGTGCAGCCGCATACGATGCCTCACTGCTAAAAGGGATAACTGTATCTGCACCTGCCGGATTCGTAATAATGTAGCCATATTCTCCGTTAGAATTCACGCCGAATCTAAAAGGAACATTATCTGAGGCAATTAACTTGCCATTTAGTGTAGTAGATCAGACGGCGGGTGCAGCCGTAAGAGCACCAGAAAGGAGCCCTCATGGGTTACATAAAGTTTAAAAATAAAAAGACCGTATCAAAGGTCATCGTATCAGAGGAGAGCCCTCATGTGATCCGCATCACCGGAGACGGCCTCACAATAAATACTGACGGCTTCCGGCTCTATCTGGATGAGGGATGCAAATACCCGCTGGACAACGGCGAGTATGAGGCATACACTACTTTATTCCGGGAGGGCGACGGCTGGTATGAGTTGTCCGATGACGGATCCGTCTACACCGAGCCGATTGCACCGGTGCAACCTGAGCCCACAGAAGAGGAGCTTACGGAGTTGGGCAGACAGCAGCAGATCAGTCAGCTGACTGCGCAGATCGATGACCTCAAGGCCAGAATCGCCGCCAGTGACTATAAGGTTATCAAGACCTATGAGTATACTCTCCTCGGTGAGCAGACCGAGTATGATATGGAGGCTGTCCATGCAGAGAGACAGGCTCTCCGGGATCAGATCAATACATTGGAGACACAACTGGCAGATCTGACCGCAACCGCAGAGTAGGAGGCTGCTTATGAGAGTGAGAGACGGTCCTTAAACAATAAAACATAGTAACCAAGAGCCAAGAGCCGATTACTTCCTTCAGGAGGTGACCGGCTCATTATATTAAGGAGACTGAGATGGCAACAGAAATCATTGTGGCACTGATCGGCTGCGCGGGAAGTGCGGCAGGCGCCTTCTGCGGAATTCTGGTCAATACAAAATTGACTACATATCGGTTGGAGCAGCTCGAAAAAAAGGTGGATAAGCATAACACAGTCATAGAACGCACATTCAAGCTAGAAGAAGCGCAGGCAGTTATGCAGGAACAAATTAAAGTAGCAAATCACAGAATTGAAGATTTGGAAAGAGAGGTAAAAGAATGAGCACAAGTACAATCATGGTAATTATTTTGGCAGTGCTGACGGCACTGGTAGTAGGAACATTTTTATGGGTATACATCCGCGATAAGACGATTGATGAGATCAGAGTGGATGTGTATCACCTGTTTCTGAAGGCAGAACATGCATTTAAAGAGTCGGGTTCCGGAAAGCAGAAGATGAAGTATGTAGTAAGTCAGGCAAGAAAACTGTTGCCTTCATGGCTGCAGTATTTTGTCACTGATGAGTTCTTAGAAAGCGTTATAGAAAAGTGGTTCCAGGCAGTGAAGGATCTGCTGGATGACGGCAAGCTGAATGGATCAGAGGAGGAAGAAGAATGAAAAAGGCATTATCAAAAGGACCGGATATTTCCAAACACAATGGAAATGTTAATATCAAAAAAGTGCGTGATGCCGGATATAAGCCTATAGGTATTCGGGCTGGTTACGGAAAAAATAACGTCGACGAGAAGTATGTGAGCAATGCATTGGCCTGCTTTAATCTGGCTGTGCAGGTGCTGCTCTACTGGTTTTCATATGCCTACACCGCAGCAATGGCAGTGGCAGAGGCAGAGTTTTGTATCACTCAGGCTAAAAAGTACTGGAGCAAATGCCCTATTGCATTTGATTTTGAGTACGACTCTGTAAATTATGCGCGTAAGAGAGGCGTGAATGTCACAAAACAGCTGGCTACAGATATGGCAATTGCATTTTTGCAAAAGGTCAAAGCAGCCGGTTATCTCCCGGTGATCTATACCAACAAAGATTACCTTAATAAATATTTTGACATGAACCGGATCGTAAAAGCACTGGGAAAGGTATACGTATGGTATGCACGCTATACGTCCAGTCTGTCAGCGGCGGAGATTGACCTTGCGGATATTTGGCAGTATACATCATCAGGATCTGTCCCTGGAATAAGTGGCAAGTGTGATATCAATATCTTTTATACGGACTTTGAAATGGTATCAGTACCGGCGCAAAGAGAAGAAACCTGTAATATTAATATTCAGAACTTCCAGAAAGCTGCAAATGCAGACGGTTATCGGGATGAGCAGGGAAGAAAGCTGGCTGAAGATGGCAAAGATGGCAAGAATACTCGGTATGTAAAACAGCAGATCTGCCTGCAGGCGAAGAGATTCGGGCTGAGCTACAAGGTTGGCTCCAGGGGAGCGGTAGTTAAGTGGTGGCAGACACGTTGCAATGAGATCTTAGGACATGACCAGAACGTAGATGGTAAGTATGGAAAAGACGCAAGGAAAGAGACCATTGCAGTGCAGGACAAGCTGAACCTGGTAAAAGATGGAAAAGTAGGATACGACAGTATCCAGGCGGCATTCTATAATTGACGGATCAGCAGAAGGTATGATACTCTAAAATTACCCATTGAATCCTTCTCATGGTTTATCATGGGAAAAGAGTGGCGAACAAGAAGGGGTGTTCGCCACTCTTTTTATATTAACTGGCAAGTTAGAGACTAAAGAAGAATTTGTCAATGAAGGCACTATTGTTTCTAAAACCGGTAACCATGTGACATTGAATGGATCACAATATATTCAGAGTGTTACATACACGATCCCAGGTTGGGGAACTTTAAAAATAGGTACAATGTCCAAGCAATATGTTCCATCAAGAGCATTGGTTTTTTACACTCAGGTTAGGAATTCTGATACATCGAGAATCTATTACATCGGCATTATTATAAGTATCAATGGAGATATTTCATTATATAATGCTGCGTCTGATGTGGAAATCACATTCTCGCAGATTGGTTTTTCATTTGGCTGGGACGTGTAAATTTTAATTTTTACGGCAAATAAATTCTATAGTAGCCTGTTCGGTGACTGCACGTGAGGATATTGTAATAACTCCAACATAGTTGCTGTTATTGTCATAATTACAAAATATTAGATCCGCATGTGGGAAATTAGTGTATCCGTTTACTGCAATTACAGTGTATCCATCAGGTATTTCTGGTGCATTAAAATATCCAATTTTTAGGGTTGTATCAAAATCAACAGTTGGATCAATTTTAATAATTTTTAATTCTAACTTGCCATTTACAGAGAAAATAAATTACAGGAAACAACTTGATGCAACACAAAATGCAACATGAAATAGAAAAACCCTTGAAAAATCAAGGGTTTTAAGAAGCGCGAGACGGGGATCGAACCCGC